AATAACCACCATTGGATTTGGCGACTGTAATACCTTAGCCTGATCCTTCCTCCCGGTTGCTGCACCCTCGACTAGTATATCCTGTAACTCATGTGCAGCAAAGCCCCATCGCTCAATACCATCAGCTTCGACAAACGGTTTCCCTGTGTTCTTCGCAGTCTCCGCTAGATGAGACGGTGTGTATTCACGGTGTTGATAGCTGACAGGTTTAAGCATCTTCACCCGATCCCACATCGATGGGAGTAGACGGACATCTTTCTTTGCACGGTAATCACTAACTACAACAGCACCGACATAAGTGTTGTTGATATAGAAGCCACCACCCGGCCAATTGATAGCGAAGACATACGATCCCCAAGAACCACCAGTATTACAACGATAACCAGAACCAGTCCACACTGTAGGAGCAGAGAACTCTGTAGGAGTCCTACATGATGGAGTGTCGATAGTGAAGTTGTGATCTGGACCTACTATAAGACGTGTACAATAATCCTCCCACTCATGTCCCGGATACTTGAAGTCTATGTGATAGATACCTTCAATAGAATAGAAGCCAGGAGAGCTACCATTTGTGATAAAATTAGAAGGACTAAAGTCATTTGTTCCCCACAGTCTTCCCGCAGGAGAGAAGAGATGACCATGTGGGAATATGTAATTACCACCATCCCAATACAGATCGTGGCCTTGTGGTGATAGATATAGGTGACCACCTTTCGCCCATATATTACCAGAGCAATCAATGGTTGGAGTATAAAGTACAGAGTCAACACTCAGCGTCCCAAAGATACGCGACCCACCATTCCAAAACTGCGCATAGTGTGCTGCACCATTTGCATATTGTATGAAGACCGAACCACCAGCATATCCTCTAATTGCAACGTTAGCGCCATCACCATACAGACCAGTCGTAACTGCACTACCAACAGCAACCGAGCCTGATGTGCGAAGATTACCATTAACAATAGCATCGCTTGAAAATGTTGCTACTCCATTCGCTCCATTAAAACTGAGCATATTACCTGCACCAGTCGAATAGATACGATAGTTATCTGTATTGACTTCTGTGCCTACATAGAACCTATCAGTGAACTGTGTTGTATTGTACCAACTACCTGCACCGGGACCACCAATTGCCCAATGACTTGAGCCGCTAAAGTTAAGTGGACCTGTCATCGTGTCGCCAGCAAGACTAACCTTCAAGGCATCTTGTGTATCGACATAAGACTTATCAGGCTTGTTAGTAAGTGATGCGTTAATTACACCGATCTGAGTATCTACATAACCTTTATGTGCTGCATCTGTAGCGACAGTTGGATTAGCAGCAGGCAATGTAAGGTTACCTGTCATCACCGCAGCAGCACCACCAGCTTTAGCAACCTTCTCAGTATCGAGTTCGTTAATAGCTGCTTGTACGTTCGTTGCAGAGATACCGCCCGCAGGAGTATTAGGAAGGGTGCCAGAGTTGACAGCAGTGACCAGTGTCCACGTTGCGTTGCTACCCTTACGACCGTAGATGCCACCATCTGTAGGAGCTTCAGGGATGATCCCCTGCGGTCCTGTAGGCCCATCTGGACCCTCTGGACCTACTTCTCCTTGTGGACCCTGAATACCCATTGGTCCGATCTCACCTTGCGGACCTCTCACACCACTAACAGCAATCCACCAATCGCTATGTGTACCACTACCAGCAACAACTTCCACATTGACAGTTAAAACTGCACCAGTGTAATCGACAACGGCTCCATACATGTAATCAACAGTAGGATTAGCACTGCTGGCGATTGTTAGTTTCGCTCCGGGAGCAAAGACACGACCACTCTGTGTAGCGAATGTCTTAACTCCTAATCCGATAGCAACAGCACTGTTCGATGTACCCATTAGAGACTGAATGAAGTCAACACCCATCCAATATGTAGGATGTGCGATGCGATCTTCTTCAAATGTAGCAGGAGCCTTCGCGCTAGTATGCTTAAAGAAGCATTCATACGCCTCTGCACCTACGATATCTACAACGCGATCACCAATGTCGTATTCGACGCTATTCTTCCACACACCTTTAAGACTTGTAGACCCCGACATTAGATACATAATGCCGTCGATGGTCTTCAGGTTGCGCTCATAGTATGTATGCCACGCTGGAAAGTCGAACGTGGGTACTTCAAGATCAAAATACGTTGTATACTCTTTAACTGGTCCGATGCTCATCGATCTCTTCCTACTATTTTGTATCCGAAGATAAAGGCTGAGAAACGGAGAGGCTCGACAGTCGCGCCATATACACGGAGCTTAAATAACTTCCCCCGAGCGACGAATGGTAGTGGTCGTTGTCTTACAGCTAGACGACCGGCACCAAATGATTGCTTATGAACACCAAAGCCACCCTCATCACCACCAATCATATCCATCTTCAATAGCGGAGTACGTTCACCTGAGAGTTTGTGTCTGTAGTAGTAATCAACATACATCTCAACAGTGAACCGATCAGTACCTTTAGCATCTACGTTGATGAATTTAAGTACCTTCGTCATATCCCTCTTATCGAAGTCAGCCCACGGGAACTCGATATCGAAGTTAATAGGAACGCCTTTGTATATAGCCCAATTATCAGGGAAATTCTCCCTCTCTGCTTCAAACGTAATACCAGCAGAAGTCGTATTTTTCTTCTGACATGTGTACACTTCATTAGTCAGTGTATCTCGGACCTTCTCTCCATCAATGTAGAGAGTGCTATTAGCAAACACCTTATCATAGAGGCCAGTGTAGTCAGCATGAATAGGATCGTAGCGATTACCCATTCTCCAGATACGTTGTTTATCTGCAAGGAACACACGACCGTAGAGGGATGTAGTACCAGCTCTGAAATTCCATCCTCTATAGCGTGACCATGCCTTGATCTTTAGGTTCTTATTGTAAGTGAGTGCATACGCTGTAGTCTCTGTCCTCTTACGAATGATGTCTACAGCTATTCCACCAAAGTTGAGCGGCTCTACAACAGGGCCACTAAGACGGAAGGCGATTAAATCTTGATTAAGCACTGTTTCTACAGTACATTCAGAAGGTATTCCTGGCGTATTACTTACATCTATACCAGATAGGTCTACACCAGCTAATGAGAACTTATCTCCTTCAACCATCCCATGATTAGGCGTGTTTAAAACTGCTCGATTAGTCCCAACGTCTTGAAATAGATAATAGATCGGATCATTCGGCAGCCGTACATTTACGTCATCGTGATTAGGTACGAAGAGGACATATCGGTTATCATGCGTACTGTAGACACTAAAGATATCACGCTCTAATGTCTTAGCTGTGAGACGAGAGATGTTCTGCTGTATCATCGGTGCGATAAACTCACTCATCCTCGACGGGATAATAGAGTTATCGAACTGTGACTTCGCAAACGAAGGTACACCGATCGGATCAGCCATCACTAAGTCGAAACCAAGAAAGACCATAGACTTATGTGCAATAGCTCCATGTCGCGCTACACTATCCGTAACTTCCGGTCGATGTGTTCCACCGTCGAATATGCCGAGTTCGACCATTGCTACTGTATCGTCGAAAGCTACAGCAAGGAAGTTTCTGAACTTGTTAATCCCTCGTATAAAGAGGGAGGAGCTGTTCGTGTTGTTGAGTTCTATACCGACACCATCGTTAGGCGCAGGACCACCTTCCCACGAACCTGAGGAGTTTGTATTGCTTATATGTACTTTATATGGATATAAAGGATCACCTGCCATGATTAGCCACTTATCAATGGCACATACATAGCGACAGACAGGGACGTTAATCGTGCTATACGAATCTCCGGGATCAGCCAGATACGTACAGTTTGGAGTTTTACTAAAGTCAATCAATACTGGCTTATCGATACCGTTGACGATGATAAGTTGGCCCTTAAAGATGGCCGAGGAAGCGTAGTCGATATTAGACCATCCCGGCCCCGGTGTCGGAATGTCAGGAAGGACGAATGCCTTAGAGTGATCCCATATACGTGTGATCTGCATTGCTGCGTTGATCTTAACTATCTCTCCTAAACTATCTACAGCTACAATGTGATCGCTGAAGTATACAATCTCAACGATATCTCCAGCTAGATAGTGTGTGTCCTTCCTAATTGACTTCGCTGCTGCATCTGAACTCGTAGTGGTAGCTTTTGACTTCAATACGAGATGGAAGCGATTGGCATTCTCAACACGGACACCAAAGGTTTTACCTATAATCTCCTCGCTCTTAAGTCCGAGCATATTAGTCCAGCCAGCGAGGAATGTAAGGTGATCTCCATTACTCATACCATGTGCTGTATAATCACAGACAAGTGTATAGAGATCAGCCGTCCACGATATCGTAAACGTAGCCGTACCTGTTAGTACAGACCCTCGACGTAAGTCTGCGAATAACTCCGTGCCCCATCGAACTGAAAGGGTGTTATCAACGCCTCTATGAATGTTATCCAGAACTGGTTGAAATGATGCAGACAAGTTAAGATCATCATCAACGACATTTAAGCCTCCACCAAAGTCTCTAAGTACTGTTGATTTGGTTTGCGCCATTAATTAGTCATCCAACTAGTGAAAGGAGACATAGCTGGAGCACCGAATGGTATCGGTCCCCTATTCATCGCCTCTCTCAGTTGTGCCTCTCTCTTTGCAGTAGCCTCCATGAACTTCTTCACTGCATTAGGAGAGTCCTCATCATCAGCGAGATAATTGAAGGCAGTCGCGCAGACTAGTAAATCATCATCGAGAAAGACTTCATCATTAGGCATAAAGTCTTTTGGCTTCGTCCTATACGATACCGTGACGTAGCCGGTAGTATTCTCAGGAACGATCTTGAATATCTGACTATCTGGTACTGTATCGTAGAACATACGATAATTCCCCCCATTCACATGAGAGGGAAATGCAGGGAGAGGTGTGTTCTCTGATTGATACCAGATACTCCTGATATCATCTGCTCGTTTAATCTTATCCCTTAAATCCGTTGTAACCCTCCCGTCTACACCATTAAGGATAAACTGAGCACGATTAGTCGTATACCGCGGCCACCAATAGTGATCGAAGAATATATTAAACTGCCGCTGTAAAATAGCGGCGATTACGTCCTCAGAATATTGCTGAACACTAATCCCAGGCTCTTGTCTCAACTCTACCAGAGTCTTACGAATAAGCTCCGAAAACGTCGTCATCACTACCTCCAAGAGTAATGGGATCGCTTATACGTATAAACGACCCCATCACACATTAACCAGCGTAGTGAGCGATACCATAGAGTTCAGTGAGATCAGCGAGGCCAATGATAGAGAATGTCTTCACACCGTTGGAGGCGGAAGTGAAGTCAACACCACCACGAGGATCACTGCTGCCTGCTGTCTGCGGTACACTATTAGATGCACCATACGTAGCAGTACCCGGAGTGGCACTCAGACCATCTTCGAGCCAGTTCTGCACCGCTACTGTACGATACGGCACACCGAGAACATCAGTATAACCGATGTTAACAGTAGTTGCTGCACCGTTAGGAGCAGTCCAACTCAGCGTGTCAAGGCTGCGATAAATCTTCAGCGTATTAACCGCAGTCGCACCATTAAGTGTCAGCGTCTCACGAATAGGCTGTCCCATATAGTCGCGACCAAGAATGGTAACGACGTTAGCAGCCGTTGCGAGTGATACGAAGGAAAGCTGACGACCAAAGGGGCCGAGTTTAGAGCGATAGTCAGGAGTGAAGACGTTGGTAGAACCAGCAACGCCCCAATTGCCCGCAGCGAGAATACCGTTCGCACTGAGAGTAGGAACGGCACCATAGTCAGCTCGATACTCACCAGTCACATAGTCAATGTCCGCGCTGAATTGAGCATCAGGCACGTACATATTAACTTGCTGGTTCCAAGTATCGAAATGCTGAGAGTTTACACCTTGAGCCATCAGTTGTCTCCTTTCTTCTTAGTAGGAAGAGGTCGCTGAATGGCCCCGACTACATCGCTAGTCTCTAGATCGATGAGTTCAACATATTCGGGATCACCAACGAGACGCTCTACCTCTGCACGGGTTCTCACGCGGATAGAGTGGCCTTTCGGAAACTTGAGGATATAGCTAGAAGGCTCCTCAATCTCCTTATATTCAAACGTGCGCTTCTCTTTATTATACTCAGCGACACGACGCTTATAAACCCCACCCTCTTCGACTGTGAATTTAGGTACGGGTTTATCGGTCTTGAGTTGTACTGCTTGTGCCATCTATCTCACTCATTAATGAGAACGGCGTGCGTGCGATATGCCTTCCAAAGACAGAACTGTCCTTGCCACACAACACGGCTACCATTCGCGTCCACGTTCCACGGGGCAGTGAGGTCTTTCACCTTCATGTTCACATGTTTAAGAACGTGAAGGCGTAGATATTTTGAGTTGATGAAGTAGATCTTATTCACAGGGCAGTCTTCATCATACATCATCGGAACGCCTTGATGACTGATCCCTTTGAAACCAAGATCCATCATCTTCTTCCCACCATTGCTCTCACTAAGGTTAATCATAACCTTATCTCTGACAGCAGCGCGGTAGATACGATAGAGATTACGCCCACAGAGCATAATATCGGGCTTCTCACCTTTAACAGTGAGGTCCATAAGAACGTCATCGAGAGCTTCTTCAATGTTCGTACTATCGATGCCACCAACATTGAAGTCATAGGACGAAGTGCGCCACTGTGGCTCAGAGGCACGCGACAGACCACCGAGTGAACCAGTAGTAGGATCATCGGGGATCAGAGACGCAAGACCGAGTGGATCAGTACCACCACCCGCTGCGTATAGGTACGCACTAAATTGTTCTTTGATCGACTCCTCAAGCACTTCCATCTTCGCCTTCATCAGCTTGAAGATTTGTGCTCGTCCTTTGTTCTCATCCTCTTCCTGCTCGCTGATGATAACCGTACCAGCGAAACGTGACCAACCATAACGAACAGTCGTAAACTCATTCGTCTGATTGACCGGGAGAGTCTGGTAGTACTCATACGTTCCCACATTCGGGTTGCGACCGACCGTGAGAGGATTAGTAATTTCCCAACCGCCATCTTCATATTCGACGCGATTGGTAGCCATCGCCCACGCTACGAAAGCGTTGGATTTAACAGCAGCCATAATCAACTTCCCACGCGACTTAGTGAGAGTTGAGTTGAGAACCGTTGCTAGTGTTGACATTAGCCTTGGTATCCTGACTCTGCGAGTGCTTCGTCAATGATCGAAGCGTAAGATCGATCAGGAGAAGACACCTCTGTTTTCCGTTCTGTCATCCCGTTACTTGGCGCACGGC